AGGTTTCGTCCACATAATAGTTCTCCTTGTTTATAAAATTTATATAAACTCATATCGAAAGAGATGTTATTACTAACAAAGGTCTTTCTTGAGGCCTATTTACATCATATAAGAATTAACTTATACCCAACTATATATAACATACTTTTAATATTTGACTAGTTAAAAGTATTAAAAACTAGTAATCCAGGAATTATCCCTCTGCAGTTGCAGTAACAGATTCACCCCCTTCTTTTTGGTCTCCAGTAGCAGCTTCTTGCTCTGCCAACTGGGATTCGCCTTGTTGTTTAATTTTGGCGATTAGTACAGCAATTTCATCGAAAGGATGTTTGCCAAGCGAACGTAAGATAAGGTTCACTTCAGTTACTTCTAAGTCTAACTTAATACTCATTACAATTTACTCCGTTTTGTTTCGTTTAACTCCGCCGATATTATACTTAGGAACAAGTTCCCATTCACTTTTCTCTTTATAAGATACTACCTTAATTTGAGATAGTGACGCTTTGGGTTCTGCCTTAGATTTATCTAGAATCTTGAGCAAACCCCAATCTTGTAATAACTCAGCAATACAATTCCTACGTTCTATGTCGGACATAGAAATATCACTTTGTTTTCCATCTAAAGCAAATAGCTCTTTGAAATGGACAATAAAGTATCTGCCTTGTTTATGTAGTATGTGACATGATTGGAAAAGTTTATTATCTTTTCTAGAAGCTATACCGATGCGGGTTAGAGTTTCTCTGACCTTAAGAAAATTGTCTGGTTCTATCAAGTCAATTTCCAACATCGCGTCGGGCGTCCAATCATAATATATAATAGTTGTCATTTTATTTCACTTTTGTATTTTTGTACATATATATTTATATATGTTTTAATTTCTACCGCCAGTTTCATATGATAATCTTAACTCTTCTATTGCTTCATTTGAGAGTAAATCATGTACTTCATATGCTTTGCGTTCTGATATATTATAATGTTTTATTAATAATTTAATTACTTCGCCTATATTATCTTTTTTGTGCCACTTACTAAACCGTTTCTTTTTATATATAGAATTCTTAAGAAATTCAAATTGCCATTTCTTTTCAGCATGTGCTCTTTGATTCATCTCATTTGCATAGAGTATAGTATCAGGAAAGAATGATAACCCTTTATTTATGATAAAAGCATTATAGTCTTTATGCGCTTGAGGATCTTCAAACATATCTTTTTTTGTATCATTTATGGCTTTTAAGAAGTCAAATGGGTTCATTTTTTTGTTATTTCCGCAATTTGTGATGCATTACACACGAATACTGTATTTGGATAATTCTTTTCTAATGTAACTTGGATATCTTCATAAGAATCACCTTGTGCAAGATATGTCCCGTTATTTTTATCGTAGCAATAGATAATATCATTTTCTTTTATAAAATCTATTCGTATTTTTTGAATAACAAGTGTTGGTGATGATTCTTGTGCTTCAGCTTCTTCCACCATGAGTTTCACTTTTTGCATTAATGCAGATCGTAATGCACACCAGCCACATATAAAACCTATAATAAATCCAATTATTAAATTTTCCATACCTATCCCTATTTAAACTTACACTGCGCCATAGTTTCTGTAAGTGCTGCCATTAAATTAAGTTCTTGATCAGAAACAAATGCTGATTTATATTGATAGTCTGCTAAGATCAATACCAATTGTGGAATACTATTTGCTTCAATGTTACTTGATGCTGAATCATAAAGTTGTCTAAATATATTTATACTATCACTATCACCGTTTTTAGCAACCCACTTTCTTACTTCAGTAAAGTTTTTATCTTTAAGATTTTTAATTAGTCCTTTAAAAGATTCTTCAGTAACATTCAATAAAATACCTGAATCAATCTTACCTGTAACAGAATATCTCTGTAACTCATTAATGATTCTTCTATAGTCTGGGAAATGCTTTGTAATCATTTCAACTATAGGTTTAGGATTGTGTTCAATGTTTTCTTCTTTTAAGATATATTGTACACGTTTAAAGAAAGATGCTGCAATCTCTTGCTTATCTTTATTTTCTATTTTAAAATCTACAACTGCACATCTTGAGTGTAAAGGATCTATAATTCGATTCTTAAAGTTGCATGTAAAGATAAACCGACAATTATTAGAAAATTCTTCTATGAAAGCTCTTAGTGCTGGTTGAGTTGAGTTTGGATTTAGGTAGTCTGCTTCATCTAGAATAACAACCTTTTTAGCATCAGTTAATGATACTGTTGAAGCAAAACTTTTGATTTTGGTTCTGAGTGTATCAATACCGGATTCTTCTGAGCCGTTAATAAGGATGAACTCAGCACCAATCTCATTGCATAATGCCTTGGCTACAGTTGTTTTACCGATACCAGGGCCTCCACTAAATAAGAAATTGGGGAGTTCACCACTTGATATAAATTGCTGAAATGTATCTTTTAATTCACGAGGTAATATACAATCCTCTACACGTTGGGGTCTATATTTCTCCACCCATAAGTATTCTTGTACCATTCACTTTCTCCATAATATAATTCATTATAACTTATTACTTAATTAAAGTACATTTATACTTGAAACGCTGAATCAGCTTCAACTGCAACATAATATACTAAATCACTATTCTTTGCAGTAAAGCGAGATATTTTCTTAGAAGAGATTGATACATCATAATCACCAGGTAACATTCTTAAATTATCTATTTTAAGATTAACTTTAAAGTCCAAGTTAGTTGAACCAATCTCATGACTAAAATTATTGGCAGATAGATTCTTTTTATCTGCCACATTAACTGTGATGGTACTTCCATTTCCAACAAAGGAAACATCCTCAGATTTTAGGATTGGAGCAGTTTTCATTATCATAGTAAGAGTAGAAGCTTCGAGAGAGAGAGAGATTTCAGCTTCTGGAAAGACGATGTCTTTCGTAGGGACTACCATGTTATTCACCGCTGCTCCAAAGTATTTGATAGCATTTTTGCCTTCTTTTATAGTGACATACTTGCTATCGAACTCTAGTTCGGGATCATCAAATAATGATAATGCACCGAGAAATTCATTGACATCATAGATACCAAATTCATTAGGAAAGACTTCAGGAACCGATACTGTCGACATAATTGTTTTAGCAACAGATACAGTTGATAACTTACTACCTTCTTTTATTAATAAGTTACTATTAATTCCTGCATAATTTTTAATTACATTCAATGTTTCTTTTGATAATTTCATTTGCTTTCCTCATAATCTAGTTCAGTCATAAACATAATACAACACAAAGCATGTGCTAAGTGTGTAATTCCAGTTTCAGTGTCATATTGCTCACCTTCTTTATACGCCCACATGTGTCTCATTGCTGCGTCAAAATATCTTCTATTTGCATCTGGTACCCTTTTCCAATTATCTGGTTCATATTTTTCTGCACCAATTGTAAGTACCTTTACCATTTCTCTTAATGCTATTGGTGGAATTAATCCATACTGTAGTTTGCCACCATCAAACTTTCTACCTCCAGTGTGATCTTTAGATTGTGATTGTTTTAAAATATCTTTATTCATAGTCACCTCTCCTTAGGATTACTGATAACCCTAAAGGGAGGTGGCTTTGCGCCACCTCAATATCTAAAAGAGTCTTAGAATTTTTAATCACTTTGCACGAAATGCTGCAGCAATCATTGCTCTTGAAGGCTTACCAATACGGTATTTTGATGAAGGGGTTCCGTCCCATAGTTTTACAGGATTATTATATACCGCATAACCTTTTAAACGAATTGCCCGAATTGCAGCAGACGGATTAGCTAGACCAAATTTGCCTGTGATTTCTTTTGCAGTTACAGCATTACCTTTAACCAGGTGATTGATTAATTTCTGTGTTGAACTCATATATTGCTCCTCAAATTGTCGCTATTTAAAATGATCTTTGTAAAAGCGCGACTTATTTTACTGATCATAGTATCATTATATACTATTAATGAATTAAAGTACAATCTTTTTTTCATTATATTAAATTATATTCCGCTACAACAGTTTTAAACATAGGTGAATAGTCTTCAATATTAATTTGCTGAACACTGTTCCCACTATTTAGATCTGCTACTTCTGATTCTGTAGGGATTGGAAACCCATAAATTCCCATAGATATCTTATTTTTAGGTTTAATCAACCAGTTAGGATATCCAATCTTAATGCCTTCTGTTCTTACTTGTATTAACGCATCATGATATTCTTTCATTTGACTTAAAGTAATCTCTGATGCTGTATGGTTATACCGCTTGATAACTTCACATATATAGCGCTTTTGTACTTCTTTCAATTCTATAAATTTAAACATTAACTAATCCTTTACCACGTATTTAATTGCTGAAGGCGGAATCCAATATTTTTCATCTTCAATATTTGTAGTATATTGTTTATACTCATTTATCCAGAATCCATATCTAAACTCAACAATATTATAAGCTTCAGTCCAGTATTCCTCACCATTAAAATTAAATTTACACATATGACTAGCCATAATGTTCTTCCAATGTATTTTCAATAAGTTTTATAGTTGAATCATTTAACATATCAGTCATATTCACTCCATGGTGAAATATAGTAATAATACCTATGAGCGTGGAGGAGTTTATCCCCTCCATCTCACATTCTACTTCAAACGTGGTTCCTAAAACATTGACATCAACTAACATGATTAGGCAGCTTCCAGTAACTTAGTCACTGCCTTTTGTTTAACTTCAGCTCCTCGACCAAACCATGCATTTTTTAATCTTGCATTACTTGATCTAGCAGTTTCCCAATCAACCAGCTGAGTTACTGCATTTAAAGCACCCCAAGCAGTTCCTTTTGAAGACTCTAAATCAGCTCCGATACCTTCACCATTATATAAGGCTAAAGCGCGTTGTACTGTTGGAGCATTTTGATTTTCTTCAACACCACCAAAGATTTGTCCAAACACATTCAGTGCTTGTTTAGATGACATTTTGACATTTGCTAGAATTTTTGAAGTTTCTTCAAATGTTTTAAATGCTTGATTATAATTTGATAATTGTTCAAGCAATATTGTTGGATTATACACAGAGTTGTGTCTAATTGTTGCTTCAGCTTTTTTTCCACCAGTAGCAACTTGCAATGTATTATTACATACAACACGTACTGATGTTAATCTTGCTTGAGTTGCTAATGTACCGTCAGCAGAAGATGCTAGTAATAAGTATTGGTTAACTTGATCACCTGCAATATTGAATTCGCCATCCATTTTAGCTAGTGCCCAGTAGTTTGCACCATCGCGTAGTACACCTGCAGTTTCTAGATTAGCTACATTTCCAACCATATCTCTAAAGAATTCTAATACTTCTAATGGTTGAACGATTTTGTACTTGTCTGAAACAATACCTAGTGGTTGTTTTGTGTCTTTACGATACATAACATTTTTACCAGTGTAGGTTAGAGTGTCTTCACCATATTGTATAGGTGCAGTTTCTAGTTCAAAATCTAATCCAGATTCCTTTGCCCATACTTCAAGTGGTGCATCATAGGTTAATTGTTGTCCAAGGCCGTGCCATGGTGTTTCACCTACATATGCCATTGCACTTCTACCGTCGATCATTGTTGCTATTTCATGTGCCATAATATAATTTCTCCTCAATTGTTAAACAGTTAATATAACCATTTAATATAATAATTATACACCGAATACTAATTAAAGTACATAATTAATTTAACTATTTTCAACTATTCTAGAGAAATCATTAACTTTTTCAAATCTTATATTGTTTTGGAATTTATCTAGAAGGACATCGCCTTTATGAGAGATCACAAAGATGTTTGAGTTTTCACCCAATTTATCCATGACAGATAGGAAGTAATCTGTTCCAGCAACATCTAGACTTGAATCAAAAATCTCGTCTAGCAGTAACAGATTCGTATTGACAGAGTTTTTCATTTTAGCGATTTGTCTCCAAGTGAATAATATGGCTAAGTCAATTCTCATTTTCTCACCTTCAGAGAAGGAAGCATATGTAAATTCATCTCTGTATCTGGACTTAATCACTTCATTAAAGTTTTCATCTAAATCAAACTTAACAAAGAAATCCATGGCTGATAGGTACATATTAATTAACTTATTCATAGCGGGTAGGTATTCTTTAATAATAGAAGTTTTAATACCAGTATCTCTTAGTAAAGATGATGCTATATCTTGAAGATTTCTTTTCTTTTTAATCTCCATACGGTCATTATTTAATTCTAATGCTTCTGATGCATATGATTTTAATGTAGACTTTTCTTGCTCAATATTACCTTGATTTGAATTAAGACTAGCAATTTCATTTTGCATATCTGCATTTAGTTTATTTAGTATTTGTACTGAAGTATTTTCAGTTGATACTTCAATATTCATATCAGTAATCTTATTAGATATATCTTGCATGACTTGTAATTGATCTGTAAGTTTGTCTAATGCACTATCTAACATAGTTAATTTTATATCATATTCTTGTTTATTAATAGTTAATTTTTCAATAATAGAATCTTTATGTTCATGTTGGATTCCTTGCTCACATGATGGGCATACTTCATTATTCTCAAAGAAGTTTATACTTTCATCAATCGTTGAATTTTTCTGTTTAAGTTTACTAGAATTATTCTTACAAGAGTCTATATCTTTTATTATAGTTTCTTTAGTTTTAATACTATTCTTTAATTCAGTTATTTGTGAAAGTAACTCTGTAATATGATTTGATTTTTGTTTAATGATATTATTGTTTGCTTCTATTTTTTCTGTAATACTTTTTACGTTTTGATCTTTAGTATTAACTAACGACTCAATAATTCTTTGTTGTGCTGTAGCTTTAGCTTTAATGCTATTTAGTTTTATTTCTTTATCTTTTAATTCTTCTTTTGTTTCAATGATTTTATCTTTTAGAATAGTATTCATTGTAGAGAATACTCTGATATCCAAAATATCTTCAATAACTTCTCTGCGTTGGCCACCTGGTAGTTGCATAAATGGGACAAAAGAAGCTGATCCAAGAATAACTACTTGAGTAAATGTTTTATAATTGAGTTTAAGTATTTGTTGTTCTAATACTTTTTGATAATCTTTAAGTGCGGCATCTTGATTAACTAATTCATCATTACAATATATTTCAAACGTATTAGGTTTTATTGCCCGTTTAACTTTATATGCATTAGGCCCAATAGAAAATTCAACTTCAGCTTCACATTGTTTCCCATTAATAGAATTGATTAATTGATTCTTATTAACATTTCTAAATGGTTTATTAAACAAAGCAAAACATAATGCATCAAGAATAGTAGATTTCCCTTCACCATTCTTACCTACAATTAATGTTGTACCGTGGTTATTTAAATTAACTTTACTACCTTGACTACCAGTAGAAAGAAAATTCTTCCAAAATACTGATTTAAATACTATCACTAACCGCTTTAGCTAATTGAGCAGCAACATTTCTAGGCAAATTTAGCACAATATTGCCATGACCTTGTGCATTGTGTACTACAATTTGTAATACCTGTCCTGTTCCTTCAACCGTTGCTAAAAACTTATCTTCTTTTATTTCATGTAACATAACTTTCTCCTATATTGACTCATGATGTATTGCTTCAAGATATAATTCTTTCAGCACTGTTTTAATTTCTTCTTTATTTTCTGTGGTGTTTACCGAATCCACATAATTTGATAATATACTGAGGGTATCTTCAAGATTAATTTCAGTAGATATTTCTCCATTCTCAAACTCTGAGAAGTCTTCAATAATTTTAATGTCATGTGCGCCTCTTTGATATACATTATTCATAAACAAATCAAACTTATATAGATCTGTTTTATTCACTACTACAATCTTAACATACTTATCAGTTAAATCTATTTCAGATATATCAATGACTTCTTTATCTAAATCATCATAGACTAATTTTTCATGTATGGTATATGGATTTTGAATAAAAGATAATTCACGAGTTTCTGTATCAAACACAGAAAACCCACGAGGATCATTATAATCTTGCCATGTCATTTCTGCTGGTGTTCCAACGTAAGTAATATTTTCTTGTTTAGATCTTGTATGATAATGACCCGAACAAACTAATTCATACTTAGCAAACATATCATGAGACAGTCCATCTGATGCTGTATGCCCACGATACATTGGAAATCCTGCTATTTCAAAATGACCAAAACACAAATCTGATTTAGATTCATCAATGAACTTAAATACATCTTCTTCATTCTCTTTACAAATCCATGGAATCAAATCTATTTTTGTACCATCAATATCTATTATAACAGGTTTATCAATTAAAGTAAAATTATATTCTCCTAAGATTAAACCGCTTGAGCTCACTGAAAGTGATTCTTTCCAAAATATATCATGGTTACCTAAAAGCGTTGTAAAACGTATGTTTTTTCGTTGTATTTCATCAAAAAAGTAGCGTTTTACCTCAGAAAGTGTGTTAAAATTGATGAATTTTCGTCTATCAAACAAATCACCTAATTGTATTATTTCAGTAATGCCATGTTCTTCTAAGTATGGAAAGAAAGTATTTTTATAGAATTTCTCAAAGTAATCATGGAATTTGCGTGAATCATTCCGCGCGCCAAAATGAGTATCACCTAAAATAACAAACTTAGTCATTAGGGTTTGTATCCTCTTCTATAAAGTTATCTAATAATACTGATGTTATAGGTTTTTCTTTTTTCTTTCTTTGCCTTTCTTCAAACTTAGAATCAAATGTACCATTATCTTGCATAAATTCTACAAAGCTATTAGAGTAGTCTTCGTTTCTATCGTGGTCTTGAACTATAAATTGTTCTTGTGTATTATCCCTAACTAACTTACCTTTAATATATGCTTGTTTCTTTTCTTTTTCAATACGACGTAAATAAGCAAAGTAAATTATTTGGGTAAAATATGAAAATGGATTTGAAGATTTTTCAGGATTAAAGTTATCAAAGTACGCAATACAATTCTCAATACCATCAAGAATCATATCATCTTTATATGAATAATTAATAAAGTTAGGCCTATTAGAAAGCTTACGTGCAATCTTTAATATACATTCACCTAGATAATCTGGAATTTGTGGTTTTTCATCACCGCTATTTTCCGCATCCAAACAATCTTTTTTATATACTATAATAGCTTCTAAAAATTCTTTATTGTTTACGTAATGTACTGGTTTTTTCTTTTCTTTTTTTTCTATTGCCATAATGTATTCTTTCACTGATTTAATATATTCATTATATAATATCTTCTATTTAAATGACAATTAATTTATTATTTAATTTATAAAAAAATAATTGTACAAAAAATCTAATTTGTTATATTATAACTGTATTGGGTCTTTCAACTTAATCACTAAAGTATATCTAATGTATAGTCTTTTTAGTTGGGTCCACTAGATTATCCATTACATCAACAAATTCATCTACTGAATATTCTTCTGTGTTGGAGTCTGAGGAATTTTGATTAGGTACTATGGTTTCAATTGCTGTATTAATTCTATCAACAACACCCTGTATATCTTCCATTGTATCATTATTAGTAGCTTGTTTATCTGCATTTTGAATAAAATCATCTACTGCATCATGATATACTCCAACATAATTAGAATCCATATCTTTAAATGATATGACATGATTCTTCTGGAAAGTAAATTCATCATCCGCAGAGAAGTAACTATATGGAGCAAGTGTAACCGATTCAATTGGTTTATTACCAACAAAACGTTGCACTAATTTAACTACCATGGGAAACATAGTAATGAGTTGATATTCATCTTCATCTAAGACGGAGCATAATACCTCTTCGCCGGTTACTAACTTCAATACTGCATAGGTATCTCTTATCATAAATTAATCTCGTGTAAAGTATAATCAAATTGTTCTTCAGAATATATTTTAAGACGTTCTATAAAATGATTGAGTGTATGATTACGTTTAGATTTATATTGCAAATTATCTGATATATCGTACAACGTCAATTTATCTTTACCATCCTTTAATCGTAATCCTCTACCGATTGATTGTAGATTGCGGATCTTAGATTTAGTAGGTGAAGCAAATATAATATTCTGTATACTTGGTATATTTATGCCTGTAGAAAAGGTAGCATATGAAGCAACAATAATAGTATTTGAATCAGTCTCAGTTTGATGACGTATATCTTCTCTGTCTAGGGTATTCACCCCACCATGAACATAATGTACCGTTTTATCTGGTGCTTTTTCTTTAATCATATCATACAAAATCTTACCGTGTTTTTCTACAAATTGAAATAAGACTAAAGTATTGCCTTCTGATTTAATAGCAAGATTACGTATAAATTTATTTCTTGGTTCATGAGATATTAAAAATTGCATTTCTTTTTGATAGTCAAGCTCTTTAACTATTTTACATAAAGGCTCAGAATATTTTATAGTTAAACATTTAATATCAATATTCACTACCTTCCCAGTTTCCATCAATTCTTTTGTGGTGATCACTCTGTGAATAGGACCAAATAAACCTTCTAAGGTAAGTTGACTGATTTTTTTACTATCAATAGTTCCTGTGGTACCAATTCTATACTTAACATCTTTCATCTTTTCCATAATAGAAATGAGAGATATGGCTTTAAATTGATGAGCTTCATCCCCAATGACTACATTAAAATTATCAAACCATTGTTTAGGTTGTTTATAGATAGACTGCCAAGTAGTAATCAGTACATTATGAGACACTTCTCGAGTAAATCCAGAATAAAGTTTTTGGCAGTGATTTTTTACGGTGAATTCATTATTAGTAGAATAGTCTTCAAAATCAGAATAGAGTTGTTCAACAAGAGATGTAGTAGGCACAACAATCATACACTTTCTACCTTCTTCAATATGCCATCGAATTAAACAATAAATCATAAACGATTTACCTGAAGCAGTAGGAGATAGCAAAACAGTTCTATTTAAGTTTAATGCAGTAGTAACAGCTTCTACTTGATAGTCTCTTGCTGGAATAGGTTCACCTCGAGCATGCATATCTAAAGATTTAATCCAACTATCAATATCAGGAACTTTATAATCGTTGTGTTCTATCGGAGTTGGAAAGTCATCATTTGGAATAAATTCTACAGTATAATTAGCCCGTTTTGCAAACTCTAAAACATAATTATATAACCCTACATAAAGTGTTTTTCTAAGTAGACTATAGAGCCTGACGCGTCCATCCCAGATTCTTGCTTTAAACTTAGGAGTGAATTTAGCACCAGGTACTTCATACGTAAAGAATGATTCTAGTTCTTGTTCACAATTAGGATCAGAATAAATTCTTAGATGTACTTCAGATATTTTTTCGATTGATAGTTTCAATTACATTCCTGCTAAAAAGGACTTCCATGCTATACCGTTTTTAATTTGCCAATCTCTGGCTTTAATTTGATTGAGAATAGAATCCAATAGATATCCCATAGTTTCAAGATATTCTAATCTAAGATTGAGATCACTTAAATCCTTATCAC